GTCTGGCATGGCACTACTTTGTGTCTGAGCCGATCGTAAATAACACCGTAAATGCTTGGCGCGTTTTCGCTGTCGGAGAGCAGATAAATCTGATGTCAGATAGTTCCAAGGTGCAGAAAGAGATACGTGCTTTACATCGTCGCCTTGGGATGGACAAGCTAATTCGAGATATGGTGCTACAACTATTAGTCAAAGGTGAGTGCGCAGCTTACAAACAATATGGTGAACCTCAGCAAGACTCAACTTCGACAAAGGCGAGGCGGTTTGCTTCAAAACGCCGCCCAATTGACTCAGCGGAAGGCGCTGATCGAAAAGAGTATCAGGATTTTGAGCGGATCACATGCTTGAATCCAGTTGGTCTGAACTATAAGCTCGATCCTGAAACGGGTGAGATTGATGAGATCAAGCAGAAGGTTAAACAGGATGATCAGGCATCTAGTGGAATGACAAAAGAGATATCGCTCGATCCTTCTCAGTTCTTTCGCGCCAAGTGGGATAGTCCGGATTTTAACTTACACGGCGTATCAATCGTTCAGCCAGCATTTGAGAGTGTTCAGCTAATGCGGTATTACCGGAAAGCAGAAAAAGCTATCGCACAACGTTGGACTACACCCCTACGCTTCATCTCTGTTGGTGGAAAATTTGGTGATAAAATAATCACTCCGAAACAGGATATGATCGAGAAGATCCGTGACATACTGGACGAGATGGACCCAAAGCAGGGTGTTGTTGTCCCATACTACGTAGACGTTAAGACATACGGCACTGAAGGCGAAGTCCTGCGCACTGAAGAAAAAGTCAAGGAAGTTAAAAGTGATATCATCGTAGCGTTAGGATTTGTTAAAAGTCTTGTGACAGGTGAGGGTCCGAACTTCGCGACCGCTTCGGTAGGATTCAAGAAGATCATTATCATGCTATCGGAGATTAAACGGATCGTTCGTGAAATTCTCGACTGGGTGTACTTGGATTGGATGGAGATGCAGGGACATGATGAAGTTGAAATCTCGTATCAGTTCGATGATCTAGATCTGGCTGAAGAGCAGGATCGTCGCAAAATGTATATGGAACTTTATGATCGTGGACTGGTCAGTCGGATAACTCTCCAGTCACGTTTAGGCCTACAACCATCGGTCGAAGATGATAACTACCAGGATGAAGAGTCGAGAATGTCCCGATTACTGAAACCTGAGATCATCGCCAACCTGACCCTTCAGGATGTTCTGTCTCGTGATGAAGCAAGGAAATTCCTCGGATTATCGGGTAAGGGTAAAGATGAAAATAAAGAAGAATCTATCCCAGCAGATGAGGATGTTGAATCGCTGTATCGTGACGTTAATCGCGAAATACTCTCAGGCATCAAGCTGGACAACGAAGTCAACGATTTGAACGGACGCTGATCATGGCTGGTATTGATCCAAGACTTGAGGCTGAATTAAATGTCTCGCTTAAGGTTGCCCAGCAATACACCGCTGAACAGGAAACTCTGCTCATCAAATCCCTCGAAAAAGCAGCCACTCAGGTACGTAGTGAGCTGCTTCATATGGCAGAGATGAAGAGTGTCACACCAGGCAGTGCGATCTGGAAGCGACGATTGGATTCAATTCTGGATAGGATCGAAGCTACACTGAAAGAGATGAAAAAAGCGACAACTGATCTCGCTCGTCCAATGACTAAGAATGCGTTTAGGCTAGGAATCGAAAGATGTGTATTTGAACAACGTGATAGCGGTGTAATGGGATTGAAAGCAATCGAAGCATGGCAAACGATTATCGATGGTGCTTTTGATACTATCGATGGTCGTGCGCTGGATGCTCTTGCACGTTATAACATCAAACTGCTCGGCACAGTTTCAGACAGATTGCTGGACGACATCAAGATAAATCTGCAGGCTGGTATTTTGTCCGGCCAGGATATTGGTCACATCGCTCTGGATATCGGAGATGTGATCAAAACATCAGATAAAGACAAATTCAGATTTGCTGGGAAGAAAGTATTTAAGACAGCTCAGAACAGAATCGAGGTTATTACCCGAACTGAAGTCATGCGAGCTTACAATCAAGGTCGCGTTCATCTCTACCGAGATATGAAAGTAGAAAAGGTGATTTGGTATACAGCTTTGGATGAGCGTGTCTGTCCTGTCTGTGGACCTTTGAATGGGCAAGAATTTGAGATTGGCAAGATTCCATGTATTCCTGAGCATCCCAATTGCCGTTGCATCATTTTCCAATAGTTGATGCTAAATAATTGACCGATAAATAATGTCACTTCTCCATGGACTTTAATAGAATTTTTAACAGTTGCTTAAGTTGTTTTCTTACATTTACTATCCTTTCTAGTGGGTTTGGTGTTTTATTATATTCATACACTGTCATATCGATTGTAATACCGAATGTATTTGTAATGTCGTTAATTCTACCTTCAACGTATCTACTGATCTTATCATAATAATCGCTTTCTAATTCAGGATCATTAAGTAGCATAACCGACTCACATAACTTTATCATATAAGGGATTCCATCAAACTCATCAGTCATACTTGCGTTAATGATTGCATCTGGCATATTTTCGAAAATATCTTCTCCTAATATTATTCTATAGGATTTCTTCCAAGACATAAATACCCAATTAGAGTTCTCAAGTGCCTTTCGTGCCCATGTTTTACGATGAAGTATAATATGTATTCTTTTCCCGTTTCTATCAAACAGATCAGGTCTATCGTGAAGAGGATGCTGGAATAGGAGTATTTTTTTTTGGGGGTACATCTCCAATATCCCTTTTCTCAGTGCTTGTCCTAACTCAATAATTTGGTTTTGATTAACTCTATCTTCTAACACAAGCACAAGATCTATATCACCACTCTCATTGGCAATTCCTTTGGCATAAGAGCCAACTAATATTAGTGATACTATTGGATTATCATCACCTGTGAACCTCTTTAAATGAGCCACAAGCGGTAACATTTTCTCTGATATTTCTGTTTTACTTTTCACTTTTTTTACCTACTAAAACAGCAATACAACCTATTATAGTTATTAGAGAGGCTATTGACGTAATAGCTTTACCTACAACATCCGCATTATATAAAAACCAGTGCACAAACGAAATAACTATCGGAATTAAGAATATTACATTTGTCACCTTCAATATTTTATTCTGCTTTGTTAACGAATTCACTTTTCTTTCAAGAGATTCTACATCTTTTTTCCAAGCTGCTTGTGCGAATTGAAAACATCTATCTTTTTGAGATCCGGGAATAGATCTAAGGATTGCTCTTAATGCAATAGCTGATGCATATTGAATCCGGCAGTTTGAGTCATCACTGAGTTCATTAGGTACTACCTTAATCATTTTGAGTATTGGAACACCATTTGAGAAACCAGCTCTAACATACTCGACACCATTCGAAATAGAAGTACTAATACTATCTCCATAATGCTTGAGTGAATGGAGGTTTAAAATAACATAACTCGTCTCGACTATGCACTCACACCACCCCCCATTATTTTGCTGTTCTACTATTTCTTTCAAGGCTTCTGATATTTTATTGCTATTAACAGAAAACTTGAATCTATCAATTAACGCTGCAGCGTAGGCCCGTATGGCTGGACCTTCTGTTCTTGAGAACAAAATATTAAACAGAGCGTTTTCACATTCTGTATTGTCTTTTAACGAAATATCATAGTATGCTAAAGCTTCTAATGATAGCATGAGAAGAATTGGTTTGCTAACATAATTGTTTTTTGTCAAATCTCGTATTAGTGCTTTTGTTGAAAGAATATCTTGTTCTACATGAGATTTTTCCACTCCTTGGATGCCATTAATAACGAGTCTCAAAGGAGCAATTACAAAGTTTGGTAATAGCAAACTACTATTATGAAACCAGTTTCTTATTCCAAGATATCTTGGAGAATCATGCGGCATTCCTTTTTCAACATGTGCTTGAAAGACAGCTAAAGTCAAAGTCACTCGAGCTTCTTCACCTATTGAGTTATTACCATAAAATTCCTCGCCAACCACTCTTGAAGTAACAAGATGATCATCAATCAACGCAGCAATATGAGCGTAATCATGTATAATATCAATATATTTAAAAGGCAGTGTCATTATTCAAACACAATTTCACTAAATGTTTGTTTAATATCATCTGATGAAGGTTTTGTTTTTTCACAAGCCTTTAATAATTCAATCGCAAAGTTTTCTGCGATTTCAGCAATAGTCTTCTGAGCTTCAAGATCGAGAGTTAAAGAAAAAGAGGAAGCTATTTCTTCTGCAATTTTTGGAGAAATGTAATGTGGGCAACCATAGTTTCCACTTGTTTTTTCAACTAAGACTATTTGTCGATATATTTTAATCATGCTCTTACTCCTTTTTACAAAACAAAATTATGATATATTTAAATATCCCACAACATTGTAATCCTGTTGCAAGGATCACTTGTTAAAACATATTATTCTTGAGTCCAACAACAACTTGTACATCTATACTAAAGATAATTACTCGAATACTATTTCACCAAATACCTCCTTAATATCCGCTGCAGAGGGTCTAGGTTTATTGCATGATTTTAAGATTTCTGTTACAAAATTTTCTGAAATTTCAGCAATTGTTTTTTGAGCTTCAAAGTCGAGAGTTATAGAACAGGATATGGCAATTTCTTTTGCAATCTCTGGAGAAATAAAATGTGGACAACCATGGTTTCCACTTATTTTTTCAATGAGTACAATGTCGCGAGATATTCTAAGCATGAGTTAAATCCTTGTTATAACACACATTATATTCACACTAATTTTGAACTATTATTACTATATGAAATCTGTTGGAGAATATAAACGTGATGTTGATTATAGACTTAGTGTAAAATATTACATTAATTATGTTCATACAAGTACAAGCAACATTCGAATATAATAAATACTAACACAAGATAACAAACAAAAGACATAAAAACTTCAATTATGGACATAAAATTGAAGCGGTGTTGTCCAAACAGAGAATGTTTATAATAAAAATAAGTTATATTAAGAATTATTAATCATTGAATTTCCTAGTATTTTTCTTTCTGATTTTGCTTTCCTCCTTACCAGTACTACCAATCTTCCCTGTTTGGCGTATATGTTTATATAGCCGATTTATTCGTTCGCTGAATTCATATATGAAGGACCATAAAGACGATTTTGCTCTCGGAGAGCAGGTACCTCCAATTTCTCCTCGAAGGTGATGCTTAGTTAAATGCTTCTGCTGATTGGTCATCAACCGATGCCAAGGAAGCCAAAAAAATCGTGCTGATTATGTGACCAGTTACATCGGTTCTAAGGGAAAATTGTGGATTGATTCGCAAAGATACTTTTTCAATATTTTCAGATACATATCTGTAGATGCTGGGTAGGCTTCATCGTACATATCTACAAATCGATGGGTTTGGGAAAGGTTATCTGGTAAACAGCGTTGGATGAACGAGTATGTCCTGTATGTGGGACGTTGAATCTTCAAGAATTTGATATTGATAAAATCAAATCTCTCCCTCAACACCTCTGACAAGTCTGTACAACTCTCTAAATTCCAATCCTAAGATATCTACTGTACACCTGATATCCATATCTATCTTCCTGTATTACTACAAGATAGCCTCCACTCCCTAAACCATCAAATCCCGTCTCCACTTCCAATTCTACAAATCTTCTCCATTTAAAATATAACACAATTGGGACCATTCGCACCTATTGACATAGTTGACTCCCCCAGAGTTCGTCATTTCAGAAAGTTTTCCGGTAGGTATCAAGTAGAGGTAGTTCTTGACCGATCCGAAAGGCTTTTCAATGTTCGACACTAACAATACAAATCTAAAGTTTCTCCTTGAAGGTGATGCATTGCTGGCCTTGGCTGCAGCAGAAGCCAAGGAAGCCAAACCAGACTATGTCACCAGCTACATCGGTTCAAAACGAAAGCTAGTGGATTGGATCTGGAGACACACACCTTCAGGTGTCAATTCAGTCCTGGACGCTTTTAGTGGTAGCTCTGTTGTCTCATACATGTACAAGAAGCAGGGACTGCGGGTCATTGCCAATGATCGTCTGCGGTTTTCTTGGCATGTGGCACGAGCGATCATCGAGAACGATTCAGTGACTCTCGGAGACAGGGAGGTCGAAGCTCTCCTCCAGCCCAACACCAAGGCAGATGACTTTGTCTCCCGGACTTTCGCGGGAAAGTACTTCAGGAAGGGCGTACACGAACGCATCGACCTGATTCGTGCGAATATTGACAAGTTGAAAGGTTTCAAGAAGGACATTGCACTATTCGCCTTGGGCAGGACTTGCATGAATGCTGCTGGTAGTTTTGGGCATTTTGGTTCTACAGTAGTTAAGGGTCCAGGTCTGGCAAAATCTCCTGAAGAGTTTGATACAGCACTCAAAAAAGCTTGCGAATCAATCAACGCCCTGGTTTTCGATAACGGCAAAGAGAATCGTGCCTTGAATCAGGACATCTCAGACTTGCTACCTGGCATAAAAGCAGATCTGGCCTATTTCGACCCGCCTTATGCAACTGAGTTTTCGACGACCAATTACGAGACTGCCTACCACTTCATCGAGGGATTGATGACGAAGTGGAAGGGCAAGACGATTGATAGCGACAGCAAGACACTCAAGTATAAAGAGGTCGGCGAATCAACAATCACTGAGAAAAACGCAGAGGAGTTTTTCAAAGGTTTCCTTGAAAGTGCGAAGGTAATTCCTAACTGGCTGATTTCATATCGTGATCATGCCTTCCCAACTGAGTCTCAAATCAAGGCAATCATCAGTGGTAATGGCAAATCTTCAAGAATGTTCTCGCACGACCACTCCTATCACCTTGCCGGTCCCAAAAAGGAGGATGCTCCTTCTAAAGCAAAAGAGCGTCTGTTTGTCTGTAGTCCGTCCAGCACTAAATCCAAGGTAATAGCCACATCCAACCTTCCTGAGAATGGTCTGATTGGACGTGCTTTTGAAATAAGCGACGTACACCTGACATCGCAGTCAGAATCTGACAGTACCACTGAACCAACCTTCGAATTTATCCTCGCGCATGTAGGTACTAATAAAAACGGTGATGTCTTCCTGGCTGAAGAGTTGAAAAAAGCCTGCACCACCATCATCGACAAGAAGATAAATCTCCAGCATGACCAGTATTTGGGTGCTGTCGTTGGAAAGGTGACCGATGCACAATGGGATGATTCTGAAGGCGGTCATATTCGCTGTACAGGGGTGTTATTCACGCAGGATGTGGAAGCAGCGAGGGCTGCATATCGCCTGTTGAAGGAAGGATTTATCCCAGTTGTTTCCATGGAGTGCCGGATGGAAGCAGCCCGCTGTTCTTATTGCAACCGCCTGGTTAAAAGTGAGAAAACCCTCTGTGTTCACCTGAAGAAATACCATAATCGAGAATATAAAGGCAAACGCGTGACACGTGATATGCTTGATATCACGTTTACCGGCGTTGGATTACTTGAGGGTACTCCAGCCGATGAACGTGCATTGATAACCCGTGTCGCTCAACAGGAAGGACAAAGAACATTGATAAAGCATGAAAGGTTCCGTGAGGTCTTTAGTCCCAATGGGATCGATAATACAGACAAATTATCTGTGGCTTTTGCAACCTATCTAACCAATTTGCTGGAAGACCAGGACGATCCTGATGTCAGGGAACTGGTAAAGCAATCTACCAGTGATTTCACATCTATGGCAAACGATCTCATTTCTGAGGCCGCCAAGAAGCCGTTCCGAGATGATCTGGCAAAGGAAAATGAGCAACTCAAAAAACAGGTTGAAGATCTGACCAAACAACTCGAAGAAATCAGTGAAGCTGAGAAAAAGAAGGCCAAGTCGGAAGCGGCACATAGTCTGATTGATCTGATGAAAAAATCAGGACGCACCTTTGAAGATGAAGCCGCAGAAAAAGCTGAGCTGGATCGGCTCCAATCCATGTCTGAGGACACACTGAAAGAGCTGAAAACGAGTCTGCAATCGTTGAAAGCAGAAGCATCTGAACAGGATGACAGCAACGGAGTTACCCGTACAAATGGAGTTAACCGTCCACATCTGATTCCGGATGAAACACCAGGTGGTATCGGTGATCTTCGCACCACAATTCGTGATGGCCTGAAGCATTCATATGCCCGTTTTAAATCAACTGCAGATGTGGAGGAAAATTAGCATGCCCACCAAAGTTAATGCAGCATATCCAGGGATCGAATATCCCTATTTCAAAATAGTTGGACCTGCTGACAACGGCACTTTCGTTAAACCGTCTGCAGCAGATGAAGTAACACTTGTGAGCGATCAGGCAGATGATGCTTTAGGTGTAATGATCGAAACATTTCTGCCGCACGACTATCACACACAAGCTGCGGATGAAAAGCTTCGTTGTTCAGTGATGATCGGACAGAGCGTGATCGATTTCTACGCATGGTCTGGGACTATAGTCAACGGAAATGATATCTCGTTCGATCCATCAAATGGGCTTCCTCGTGAAGCAATCAGTGGTGATACGATTTACGGTAAGTGCATCCAGGTATCAAGTAGCAAGGTCAGGATACTGCTTTACGGACACGCTTCAGGAACTGTGGCTTAATCCACCTAACAAATAAGGAAAGAAGTAAGATGAAGACACTTAAAGGAATCCTCACTCAGGTGGATGTGGACCGCATGAATGCCCTCGGTAAAGCTATGCAACGGGCGTTATCCAGCGATGACGGTTTGGTTGCTCTGGCCCAAGAGATGGTGCCTGAGATCAGCCGTGAGCTGGAAGAGAAGTTCTGGGTACCGCTTGTACTTCGCGAAGACCCACTCCCTGCTGGAAAGGTTCCAAAATACCGTGTAAAACAGGATGTTGATGTTCATTGGATGGCTCCAGGTGGTGAACCGGCTCAACAGCGTATTCGCAAGGGTCAGGAGATCCAATTCCCATTAGAAACTGTCGAGGCATTTATCATCGTCAAGGCACGTGATCTGAAGCTTGGCTATGTCTCCGACCTGACTACTCAGCAAGCTGAAGCAGGTCGTCAGATGCGAAATAAGATTAATTCGGCTGCAGCAGGTGTACTGAGTGCAGCAGCGGATTCGGCAAATGCTGACGGTGCCCTCAATGTCTTTGATGTCGCATCTGGAGGTAAGCTGACATTGGACGCAGTAAAAGCATCACTTCGTTACTACGAAGATCAAGAAATGTCCGTAAAGCAGATGGTGATGCGCGGGTCGCGTTTGGTTGACATGTACGACTGGACCTTACCTGAAGAAGTGCAAAGTGAAATGCTGAAAGCTGGTGTACTAAAAAAACTCGGTACTGCCAGTCTGATCGGTACTTCTTCTGCCAATTCTGCTGAAGTAATCTGCACTCCAGATGATGAAGTCGGAGTTTATGCAATCGGAAGTGCATTGACTGTTGAACCTTGGCGTGATGTTCCAAAAGATGAAGTCGGCTTTGTGGCTCGTATGGAAGTATCGCTAGGTGTACTGCATCCCTCCAGAATTTTCAAGATCACTATCGCATAAGAGAGGGAACATGAAACGCTATAAGAACGTGAGTAAACACCATCTGCAGTTCTTTTATGCCAGGATCGAAATGGCACCGGGAACAGAACGTGATATCAAAGATGATGTTTTTGATGAAGATCCTGGATTAAAAGCTTGTATAGAACATGGCGACCTTGTAGTAGTCGGTGGTAACAAGCGAAGACCGTCAAAATCGAAATCAACCTCATCTGCAACTAAAAAAGAATCTGCAGAAAAGGATTCTTTGAAGGATGGCGTTGTTAAAAAGGATGATTCCGCCAAACCGAAAGAATCAAATCCAGAAGTAAAGAAAGGCTAATTCACTATGGCTCTCAGCCTTGATAACCTGATCACAGATCTACGCCGCGAATACGGTGATGATCTGCCGGAAGCGGAACAAGCACTTTCAGTGGATCAGCTCTATCGAACTATCCAGCGAGCCGTAGTTGTGATCAATCGTGACTTCGGTACCGGTTACCAAGTGCTGACGGATGCCATTACTCCTGACCCAACTTCGAACGATAGGGAGATGTTGTTGCTGGCTTCGATGGTAAGTGTAGCCGAAACGATGCTGGCCAGGTATGCCAGATATCCCTCAGTGAAGAGTGGCGATAAAACTGTATCTCACTCGGATCAGGTGGAAGCGTGGTCACGTCTACATGTCCGCTATCTGGAGCAATACAAGGATGCAGTGGCAGTGCAGAAGGCCAGTGAGATGAGTGATGTTGAACCGCAATTATATGGATGATTGATGCTGCAAACTGATGAAAAGATATCTGCCCAAAAGGACTTTATCAACCTGATTAAACAGACTGGTGAAACCGGCAGATTGATCAGACCAATGAAATCGGGAACAGGTTCTTTTAATGGTCCGGCTGAATCATCTGAAGAGATAATTAAAGAGTCATTTTCCCTTGAATGGCATCAGTTATCACCAGAGAATTTGAAGCAAATCGGTGGTGATGGGGTTATTCATGTATTGCCGGATCTGGATATTCGTGATGGTGACATGGTTGAACATCAGCAAGAGCGATACCGGGTAACAGATGTACGTGATGAGTCACTTTATGGTGTAAACACCCAGAAGGTGGTTCGTCTTGAAAGAGAATATCGTGGCTGAACCACTGTTCCGAATTGATGTTGACCATGCTGCGATCAAAAGGGCAGAAAAAGTTCTGGACCGACATCCAAAAGAATTATTCAATGCGCTAGAAGATGGATTAAACGCCATTGCCCTCGAGATTCAAAAAACGGCAGTGGTCAAGCTTACTGAACATAGTGCTGTCGATTTGGGGCAACTACGAGCCTCGATAACCATTAACCAGATTTCAAAAACTGAACTGGTTGTCGGAACCAATGTCGCCCACGCAGCTGCTGTCGAGTACGGTGCAAAAGCACATTGGATTCGAATTGATAAAACGCCTGGATTCAGGGCATGGATGCGGCATCATGGGATCGATCTGAAAGAAGAAATGGTCTATTTCCATGTCGCACCAAAACCGAGACCCTATATGGAACCGGCATTCGAAGCTGGGAAAATCTTTGCTGACAATGAGATTCCTAAACAGGTCGAAAAGGCTCTGAAACAGGCAGAGGGAAACTGATGGATCTTCAGAAAACCATAGCAAAGTACCTGGCAGATAACATAACTGGTTTACACCTGTTTAAGGATGATATCGCCTGGAATGCAGCTGGTAACCCTTATCCCTATTTGTTGATCACAGAGATCTCGTCAAGAAAACGAAATCTTGGATCGGGAACGTGGGACAAGGATTTTCCAAAGGATGGTAGTGAATCATTTGTCATGGTGAAGGTTGTCAAAGATCATGTCGTTCTGCGGTTTACGATTCGGGTAGTAAACAGACAATCCCAGAACGGCAACGATATTGTCACTGCAATTTGTACAAATATCGAGGATCTCTTTTTTGAGTTATGTCGGACTGGTTCAGTCGACATACCCATTCCAGGGTCAACCCCAGAAGAACACCTGCACGTTGAAAAAGTAGTATTTCGGGGTCGTGCTGATTTATCACCTGACGAGGGTGGTGAACCTTTTGTCTACCAGAAATCGCTGAGTTATCTGTTCGTGACACATCGCCATTATGAGCAGGAAATCAGTAAGACTATTGATGAAATAGTTATAACAGCAGGGAGTAACAATGGCTGAAAAAAACAGCAATAAAGATGTTGATAAAAAGGCAAAACCTGTGCTGAAAACCGAACGGAGATTGGGGGCGCTATTTCGTGAGAAAAAGATAATTGATTCCCTGGCTGCCGGATTTATGGCTGATAAGGGTTTGAAGAGAAGTGACCGTATGACTGCAGAAAGATTTGATAAGGAACTTCGTTCCTGGCTAAAGCAATCTGCTGGAGGTAATCCATGAGCGATTACACAGTAAAAGATGTCTACACGGAATATCTGTCTGGATCAGTAGTCGTTACCCCACCACCTAATAACATTGAGTTTGTTGCTGGCAGCGCGATGGGTGGTCCTGTCCTCCATAAAATCACCATCTCTGATAAAGAGACGGCACAGAATCTGTTTAAAGGTGGTGATCTGCTGAAGGCATTATGGGAAAGACTCGATGCCGGTAGCCAAGTGATCTATGCCGTACGTATCGCAGGTGATTCCAAAGCAAAATCAACGATCATGTCTAAGACCGGTGCTTCAGATAGTATCAAATTTGACGGTAAATATTACGGAACCTGGTGGGACGGTATTGAGATTGATATTACTGGAACCGGATCGGATAGAACCATAGAAATTGTCGATCCCGAAACAGACGAGATTTACAGTTTTACAGCAGATACTGCCCAGGGATTAGTTGATGCTGTTAACGCTGGTCAGGTTCTTGTGGATGCGGTCAAAATAGCAGATACACTTCCCGATGCTGCCAACCTTGTTCTCGCAGGTGGTGATGATGGTTCAACCTTGGCGAATGGTAATTATCTCGAAGCCTCTACTTACAGCAAAGACTTCACCGATATCAACTGGGTTCATTTTGTTGGTGCAGCTACTGCTGGATTGTGGTCAACGGTCCTGACTGATTGTGAGGCGATGATTACCAGCGGATCTGGTGAACGATGGGCGCTTCTTGACCTGCCACTGTTTTCACCTGTCGATCCAAATAATCCAACTACAGTTGAAGTCAGCGATCATCTGACAGCTATCAAGGGACTGGTTGATGTGGCCAAGAATCGAAACGCTGTCTATGTAGCTGGAAACGGAAAGTTTATAGACTGGGACGGCAACGAATACTGGAACCGTTTATCCTCGACTTTCAGTGGTAAACTCGCCTCAGTTTCATTATCAAAATCGATGCTTGGTGAAAAACCAGTTAATGTTTCTGCTATCACTCCCCTATGGTCGCGTGGGAACCAGGTTGAACTGATCAGTTCCAACTTGATTCATCTGCGATTCCAGCCAGGTGTCGGATACATTTTCGCACTGTCCACAAACAACGCTCCTACGGGTGACGCTTACAACCGGGTTGAAAAACTCCGAGCAGTCTACAGTGCTGGTAAACAGGTCCGAACTGCAGCAGTGCCTCACTTGGGCCGACCAAATGATACAGCGGGTGAAGGGCTGAAGATTCTTGAAGAGGACTTGAAGAAGCCGCTTGAACTGATGGCGAAGGCTGGTGACATCGACTGTTATGAGTTGACCATGGAATCGACAGATGAGATGCGTGATATCGGGCAGGCAAAAGTCTATCTGGAAATCAACAGCATGAAGGCCTTCGAGGTCATAATTGAAAAAGTATATCTGACTTAACGGAGGTCATAAATGTCGCTGATAGAAGATGTCGGTTTTGCTGATGGAATTGCGGGTAACAGTATCAAGATGATTCTTGATGGTGTTCCGGTTCTAGCGCTTCAGAACTTCAACTGGAAGATCAACAAGGGTAAGAAGGCACTTTTTGGCGCTGGTTTCAAAGAAGCTCATGGCGTTACCCGCAGTGCTCACAAAACCTATGAAATAGATTTTGAAGTCAAGGAAGTGCTGGTGAACTCAGCAATTAACGCGGCACAAACCACTAAGAACGCTGCCTTCCTGGCGCTATATGAGGATTGGACTGATGTGCGTAACGCAACTGTAATCATCCTATACCCAGGTTCAGTAGCAGTTCGTTCAAAAACCTTTACCGGTGTAGAAATATCCGGATGTGAAGGTGGTTTTTCCGATAGCGAAGATGCTGAACCTATTGGAATGAAGATGACCGGTCTTGCTACAGGGGCGTCGGGAATATTCTAGGACAATAGTAGTACCTACTTGCAAAAAGAAAAGAGGATTAAGTGGACACAAATATCCAAGATACAGGATCAGTAAAGTCACTCAGTGAAATCGTCGCTGAATTGAAAGAGAAATACCCAAAACATCAACTGTTCAAAATAGAAGACTCTGCGACAGGTGATTATTTCATCATTCGTGGATCGAACTGGAGTGAGTTCTCAGAAATCGCCAAAGTACCCCAGCATCGAATTCCTTACGAGTTGGTTCGCAACCTGATAGTCTATCCTGAAATCGATGCAGTCGATCTTGAAACCAATGCTTCAAGTAAATGGCAACCAGGCCGGATCACTGCACTGGCTGAACAGATCCAGGAAGCTCTCGGTTATACGAAGACCTTTACGGTAAAAAACTTGTAAGGCGGAATAAGACCGCTATTACCAGATCATGGTACCTGCAGATGCGGGCCGTGATCTGTAACAGTTTCTCCGGGTACACATTTGGATTGCTGGATTCTATGCCACTCGATCAGGTCATAGAGATCTACTCCGCTGCTGAATGGTTGGCGGATGAGAAACGAAAACTGATGAAAGTGAAAAGGAGTTGATCCATGTCAGGAATGTTGGATGGTTTTAAACAAGCGATCTCGATCAATATCGTGGGATCATCCAACCTTGCAGGAACAGTCGGCGAGGCGACCACCCAGATGGATCGCTTCAAAAACTCAGCCAGAAAACTTGGTGCTGTCGGCGGTATACTCCTCGGTGTCGGCAGTGCCATGTCTGGCTTTGCTGCGATGACGATCAGCTCCACAATGGATACCCAGAATGCTCTTGGTGAGATGGCATCGCTTGGTTTTGAAGCACTCGATTCACTCGAACAGGCTGCTTCAGATTTCTCCAGCTCTTTTTCGGGAACCTCCAAATCAGACTTCATTACTGCTGCTTACGATATCAAGTCAGGTATTTCGAGTCTCAGTGATGAGGCTGTTGGTGAATTCACCAAACTGGCAGCTTTGACCGCCAAGGCGACAAAGTCTTCAACCGGTGAGATGACTTCGCTGTTCGCATCAGCATATGGTATCTACAAAGATTTCTACTCAGATATGTCTGATTTCGAATTTGGCGAGATGTTCAGTGGTGGTATTTCTGCAGCAGTCCAGGCATTCAAAACTACTGGTCCTGAGATGGCTGCCGCCATTTCAAATCTGGGTGCTTCTGCTACATCTGCTCTAATTCCGATGGAAGAACAACTGTCAGTCCTCGGCATGCTTCAGGCAACAATGTCAGGTTCCGAAGCGGGTACCAAGTACAAGGCATTTATGGCGAGTGCTGCCAGGGCTGGAGAACAGCTTGGTGTTTCATTCGTTGACGCGCAAGGTAAGATGCTTCCGATGACGGGTATCCTTGAGAAGATCAGTCAGAGATATGGTGACGTTGATGCGCTTGAAAAGATTGAACTGGCCAAAGCATTCGGGACAAAAGAAGCTGTTGCTGTTATCGATCTACTCCTGCCAAAAATGGGCGCACTGGAAGGAAACATCCAGTCGCTCGGTGATTCGATGAGTGGTGGTACTGCG